CTCATAAGCGGAGCGCCCACCGTTTAGAAAAGGATGAACCATGGCTCTGCCTACCGGAACTGCTGGTGTGTTCGCACCGGTCAACGTCGCGGGTCTTCTGTTCTCAAAGACAGATGTCACCACGCCGCTGTTCAACATGCTCGGTGGCGTCAGTGTCGCCGCGCGTGAGTTTCTGACGGGTTCTGAGTACGAACTCGGTGCGGCTTCGCAGCCAGCGATCTCTGAGACCGCTTCGCTGACGGCTCCGACGCCGACCTACACGACCCGCACCCAGGCCAAGAACGTGACGCAGATTTTCCAGCGGGCGGTCTCTGTGACCTACCGCAAGGAGTCTGATGTCGCCACGCTGACGGGTCTGAACCAGGCCGGTCTGGTCAACAACGTTCCTTCGGAACTCGCCTTCCAGACTGCCGGTCGTCTTGCGGAAGTCCGCAACGACATGGAGTACACGATCCTCCAGGGTGAGTACAACCTCGCAACGACTCCGGACACGATCGACAAGACCAGGGGTCTCAACGAGGCCATCACGACCAACGTGATCGCGGGCGGCGGGGACGAACTCAGCCCCGACATGCTCATCGCGATCGCTCGTGCGCTGTCCGCTTCTCCGTATGGCGTCGCTGGCGTCGTCGGCATCCTGAATGCCGAGCAGATCGTCCAGTTGAACAAGATCATCACGGACGAGGGTCATCGCGCCAGCATGAGCGACGCGGGCAGCAACCTGCTCACGTACCTCACGCCGTTCGGTCGCCTGAACTTCCTTGAGGGTGGGCACCGGTATCAGACGAACGGTACGGCGACGTTCGCGAACCTGTCCATCTGCAAGAACGTTCTTCATCCGGTGCCTGGGAAGGGCAACTTCTTCCTTGAGGCGCTGGCGAAGACCGGCGCGGCTGACTCGTATCAGGTGTACGGTCAGTGGGGTCTGGACCACGGTCACGAGTGGATGCACGCCAAGATCACCGATCTTGCGACCACGACCACGGCTTCGACCTCGCCGAAGGTCACCGTTGAGAACACGGGCGCTACTCCTCTCTACGTTGCCGATATCTCTTAGGTAACGGAGACCCGAGATGGCCTTTGTCGTAACTCCGATAGCGAGTGACACGGCTGATGGAATCCTGGCATGGTGTGGGGTCACAAGCCCCACACCAGCCGATCTCGTCATCGTGAATCTCGCGGCAAGTGCGGCTGAAGACGCCATCAACTTCTACCGACACGTTGACACCCTGGAGGCCGAGTACCAGAGCCTCGCGATCGAGATCGGTGTCTACTTGTACAGCAAGCGTGGGGTAGATGGAGTGCTGTCGTTCAGCGAGAACGGTGTTGCACGCAGCTTCGAGAAGGGATCGATTCCGACCTCGATGCTCGCGCGCATCAGGCTCCCGATCGCTGCGGGGCCGAGTTAAGTGTTCTTCGCACAGTCACTCAAGTCTGTCGTCTGGGTAGCCGCAAGCACCGTGACCAACGGTGTGCGTCAGTTCGGAACCCCGGTCGAGTACAACATCAACTGTCGTGGACTGACGGCGGTGGCCGACATGATGGCCTTCGGGCCTCGGTATCTGGACTACCGTCGCTCAGTCATGGCAAACGAACTCGCGGTCAACTTCCACGAACTCGATCGAGTGTGGATCGGGAAGACCCCCACGAATCCCGCCGACGTGTTCGCCTCAGACGCGAACTTCTATGTCGAGAGCGTCATCGCCGGAGCCGGTGGAGTCGCGCAGATCATGTTCCGAAAGCTGACCCCAGATGCCTGAAGTAGTCATCCCCGTTAGCGTTGCGAACATGAAGGCGCTTGAAAAGAGAATGGCAAGATTCGCCCGTGAACTACGGAACGGCAACCTTGAGGCGCGAGTCGAGCAAGCGGTGGCGGGAGATGTGGCCACTATCGTGAGAGCACAGATCGCGAGCGTCCAAGACGTAGACGGTAACTACATGGGAACCGACAATCCTAACGCTTCAGTACAGGTTCGGACTTTCGGGCTTCCTGGGCATTCGGTCGTTTGGCAAGGTCGGCAGATCGCGTACGTGGAGTTCGGTACTGGTGAGGTCGGAGCATCGGCGCTCTATCCGAACGTGGGTGCGATGGCGGGTGGGGGCTACTTCCCCGATCCAACCCACAAGCATTGGGTCTACAAGGACGCAAAAACCGGCAAATGGACCCGCTCTCACGGTTTGGATGCACAAGCCCCGATGTGGCTCGCATCACAGTTGATGCGCTTGGTCGATGTCTATGCGTCGGCCCGAGCAGTTCTAGGAAAGGCGGCGAGAGATGCGGTCACTCTTTGACGACATCATCTCTACGCTTGAAGCACAGACCTTCACAATTCCGAACGTGAGCGTTCGGAAGCCATACGACGAGTCACCGAAGACCTACCCGATGATCGTGGTGACGGAGATCAGCAATCTCCCGAAGAACCACGCCACGGTCAACGGCGAACAGCGAACCATCCTCGGCTATCAGTTGGATGTCTACACCGTCAACTGTGTGGATTCCTCAGACGAGGTGCTCGGACGGTGGGAAGCCGGACAGCGGTTGTCGCATGAGGCGGCGGACCTGCTTTCGGAGACCTACAAGTTGACGAGGCGCAGTGTGCTCCCACAGGACTCGAACGACGTGGAAGTGCAGCGGTTCCTGGTTCGTGTCGAAGGTCTGTTGGATTCGTATGGCTATGCGTACCGAACATAAGGAGTAACGATGGCTCAGAGCACCGCAGGAATCAAGCTGTACTACGGCACTTCGACCGTGACGGATAGCGTCCCGGCGATCCCGTCTTCGTGGACGGAAATCCCCGACATCGTGTCTACCCCGGCGCTGAACGCAGCCCCGGCGAAGCTGGACAGCACCACGCTGGCCGAGACCGAGCAGAAGACGTACATCAAGGGCCTCATGGACCTCGGTGGCTCGTTCGAGTTCACCGCGAACATGACCCCTGCGCTCATCGCGGCTGCGGCTCTCGCGGCTGTCGATCCCGGCACAGGTTATGCTCGCGGCTTCTCGATCGTCTTCCCGGCTCCGCTGTCGAAGCGGTACTGGTGGACCGGTGAACTGAGCACGGTCGCCCCAGGCGAGTCCTCGGTCGATGCTGTGGCTCAGACCACGCTGTACATCTCGCAGGAGACCGCGATCGCTCCGGTGGACGTGTCCTAGTAGTGACGGTTGACTAGAAGGAGACTAGTAGGACCACGTGCGAACATGATGGCAAGACGTACACGCTGAAGATGACCCGAGCAGGTATCCGGGCGGCAGAGGGTCAGGGACTCAACACCTCTGACATGGCTGAGAAGCCCCTGTCGTCCCTGGGCCTGTTGGTCTATGCCTCGCTGTACAGCGGCTACAAGATGAACCCCAACAAGGTCGCCTCGATGCTTGACGACGTTCTGGAGTCGGGCGAGGTAGACTTCAAGGAACTGTTCGAAGAACTGTCCGAGGCGTACATCGAACTTTTCGGCTTGGGCGAGTAGACGACACCGACGCCTACTCGCAAGACTCGGAAGCACCTGAGTACGCGAGTCTGGCTGAATACTTCGAAGCGCTCTGCACCCAGGTGATGGCGATCGGTGTCGCCTACGAGGACTTTTGGCACGGTGAACCGGAGATCGTCCGGTACGCCATCGAGGTCTACGAGGTGCGGCAGAAAGTCGAGGCCATCCAGGCCGACGCTATGGCTTGGAACACGGGTCGGTACGTCATGCTCGGTGTGGGTGTGGTGCTCTCACAGGCGTTCAGCAGGAACAGTCAGGTCAAGTACCCAACAGAACCGGTGTTGGCCTACGAACTGGACGAGCGATTGAAAGAGCAGAAGCGCGAACGTGAGTTGGAACTGGCACACGCCAACTTCCTCGCGGTCGCCGCGTCACTCGAAGCGCGTAAACAGAACGGCGGGGTGGGGTGATCCTCGCCCCGCCGTAGCGTATAGAACGGACTGACGATGTCAGACCCGACCGGAACTATCGATCAGCTATCCATCACAATCGCGGCCAACGCCGACACGGCTGCGGTCAGTGTCGATCGGTTCACCGCTGCGCTGCGCCAGATGAACAACACCCTGGGGCTGGCGTTCAAGAACCTCAACAGCCTCTCGCCAGCCCTCGTGCGCGCACAGCAGCGCATGAACAAGGGGGTCGGCGCTGTTGGGAAGATGACGGCGGCGACGGGTGCGGCCATACCTACCGCTGTAACGGGTGCGGTTCCAGCCGAGTTGGCACAAACTGCGGCGGCTGGTGCTGCAGCGACCAAACAGGTCTCTAAGCTGAGTACCGTGTTGACCGGTCTCGGTCGGGGACCGAAGCGAAGCGTCGATATGCTCGGTGGATCGTTCATTCAACTCCGAAGCAAGATATTCTTCGCCTTGTTCGCGCTCACAGTGATTACGGGCTTCTTCAAGCTGTTCATCGGAGCGGCGGCGAGTTACGTCGAGAAGATCAACTTGTTCAAGGTGGCGTTCGGTGACGCGGCTGGTGCCGCGAACACATATGCCGACGCCATTACGCGCGTGCTCGGGATCGATCCTGTGGCGTTCCGCGAGACCTACTCCTCCTTCTATCTCATCGCAAACTCGCTCGGCATGGCCGCAGACAAGGCGATGACGCTCTCGCAGAACATCACGCAGTTGGCCTACGACTACGCCTCGATCTTCGAGATGGACTTCGAGGATGTCACAGCAAAATTCCGCTCGGCTATGGCCGGTCAGACCCGCGCGATCTCCTATTTCGGTCTCGATGTCACGATTGCCTCGCTTCAGGAGGAGGCGCTGCGTGAGGGCATCGAGGGGAATGTTCGTGAGTTCAGCAAGGCCAACAAGATCATCCTCATGCACAACCTCATCGTCCGGAACTCGGCGGTGGTGCAGGGCGACCTCGCACGCACGCTGAGTTCTCCCGCGAACATGATGCGTATCCTGAAGGACCAGTTCGCCATCGCGGCGCGCGTCATCGGCTATATGTTCATGCCGATGCTCAAGGCGCTCCTGCCGTGGCTCATCGTAATCACCCGTGCGATCGCGAACGCGGCTTCGGCGCTGTTGGGTTTCTTCGGAATCACGATGCCGAAGTTCTCCGACATCAGCGCCTCGATCGGAGACGCCTCTGGCGGCACCGACGATCTGTTCGAAGGCATGGAGGACGCCGCTGGAGCGACTGGACGTGCGGCCAAGGCCGCGAAGGAACTCCGCGATTACGTCATGGGCATCGACGAACTGAACGTCATCGCCCCCGAGACCCCGAGCGCGGGCGGCGGAGGTGGCGGAGGGGCTGGTGGTGGCGGCGGTGTCGATATCGAGCCGTTCGATGTCTACGATATGATCGCGGGCTTCGGCGGACTAGATGCGATCATAGCGCCGCTCATGGAGAAGTTCAAAGCCCTGGGCGTGACCTTCAAGCCCTTTATCGACGCGCTCGGACGACTCTGGGATGCCCTGGTGCCGTTCGCCAAGAACGTGTGGAGTGGTTTCGAAAAGTTCTACCTCACGGTTCTTGTTCCGTTGGGGACTTGGACACTGAACGTCGCCGGGGTGTTTGTACTCGATCAGATGACCAAGATACTCGGATGGTTCGATAAACATCCGAAGGTTGCCGAGAATCTCGGGTTTGTTGTCGCGGCCCTGCTAACGTTCAAGGGGCTTGGATTTATCGTCGGCATAGGTAAGAAAGTGGTGGGTTTTTTACTTGCGTTGGTCGGCGTTCCGAGTCTCGGTGTGGTCGCAGCCAATCTCGCAACTCTGATGACCTTGCTTCCAAACGCCGGGGGTGCCCTTGGTTGGTTCTTCACTGCAATAGGGGCTGGCGAACCAATCCTGGCGGCGTTTAGCACCGCGTTTGGGGGGGTGTCGGCGTTTATCACGACGTTTGTCACCGCGCTTGGGTGGGTGGCGCTCGCGATCGTGGGTTTTGCAGCTAACATGCTGCTACTGTGGTGGTCGTTCAATCAGTTCAAGAAAGGTGTCGAGCTGTTCGTGACTACGGTCAAAGACACCTTCGACAAATGGGGCATCGATCTTGCTGCCGTTTGGCAAGGCGTGAAAGACACCACCACCAAAATCTGGGAGTCCATTGTCGATGCGTTGGTGTGGGTGTGGAGCGTAATCAAGGCCGTCATCATTGTGCCTCTAGCGCTCATCGGCACCGCGCTCATCCTCGCATGGGACGCTGTGAAGACCAAAACCGTCGAGGTATGGGAAACCGTCAAGACGAAAACCAAGGAAGCCTGGGATTGGGTCTACGAGAAAATCCGGGGTCCGTTGGCGGAAATCTGGGCCTTTATCGAACCCACCTTCAACCTCATTCGTGATAAGATCAGCGAGGTCTGGGCGGGTTTGAGTGAAGGACTGAGTGCCGCATGGGGCACCATCAAGAGCATCTTCAAA